GAGCATTAGGTTGGTGATCGAGTAACTCTGACCTGGATCTGACGAGGTCGTGTCAAAAAACTGGAACCGTATCGAGTCGCATTTCTGGTTCTGCAATCCCATCCGAAACTGAAAAACTCCGTCGGAGGTTCCGCCGTAGACCACGGAGCCGTAGGTCGGATCATCTCCATACTCGGTGACGCCGGTTGCGCTGATAAAATTAAAGGAATGCTGCTCGTTAAAATATTGACGAAAGTTATATGCGACTTTGGAAACCAGCGTGTGATTGGTCTTAAAGTCGCCTAGAAGCACGGCACGTCTGCACCTTTGAAATCCTTGAATGCTTGACGGTTTGATCCAGGCAGTTGTCAGTTTTAATTGAATGGAAGCATCAACATCTCGGTAGGTCGTTGGGTCTTCCTTGTAAACAAGTCCGCCGGTTGTTCTTAGATAGGTATAGGAACCATTTGCTTTCCACACCACGGCACCGGTTGCTGCATGATTCGTCCAGGTAGACCATTTGCCATAGAGTAGATTGTAAACAAGAGCAGATCCGCCGGAGGTTGTGAATCGAACCTGACCGGTGTCTTGCACTAGCACTGCACTAGTCACGGTCTCACTATTATAGGCTTCTACCGGTGCGCCGATGTATGTCGTTTGTAGACCTCTAGACAGGAGATAGATGCCTTTCTTGGACATAAACATGATGCCTTCCGGTGTCAGGACTACGGCATCAGAAGACAAGGCACCTACATCAGAGGTGACCAGTTGAGGTTCTGAGAAACTGTTTTGCTGACCGGCATCATTAGGTCCGTCGCCGGTGATGTAGAAGATTCTTTCCTCTTCAAAGATGATCAGCTTCTCATCCATCTCTTTCAGCGCCGTGACTTGATCGGCACGGTTCATCACGATCTGGAACACGTCTGAAAACTCAACCGGCTTCTTGGCCTGCCTCTTTTTCGAGTAATAAAGAATCTTTGGATTCTCTGATGAGACGGCAAACATTCGATTGTTAAAGGCGCCGACTACGGAGGTTGCCGGAGGAGCAATGTTGTCTACTACTCCGCCGTCCGTGTAGAGGATTTCCTGAGATGCTAGAGACGCAATGATAGCGCCGGTGTCGGTAAATGCGACAGTGTCTGCCGTGGCATCATTTGCAACGGAACCAACCTTGTAGAAGACGGTTCCAGCATCTGCCGTCCGGTAGACTTCGCATGTGACGGAAGGATGTTCTGTAATTCGCAAAGTCGGTATCGTGAGATTAACCGTCAGGTTAGAGGATGCCGTGGTTGCTGATACCGCAACTGATGGAGCAGATCGATGGATCTGGCCTCTTGCGTCCGTGGTCACATAGATGACTCGATACTGGTACACTCCTGCCGTCAGTGATCCTCCAGATGCTACGGCTGCACTGACATTCTCCGGAAACAAATGGAATCCGTGTTCGACAATATCCTGGGAGTCGTAGATTGATAAGAATCCACCGGCTATGTGTAGGTTCTCACCAAGCTCTTCTGCCAAAAATGAATCAGACTTCGTAAAATCGATGCTGGAAAATGACAGACCTTTGACCGAATAGAGATCATTTTCTGAACTGACAAGCCTTGTCTTGATCTGCAGAGGTACTTTGTAAATACCGGCATCGGCTGCTACGGCGCTGGACAAGGTTGAGTCTGCCAGGATTCCTCCGCCGACTGACGTGTGCATTTTTGCGACGACAAGACCAGAGTTGTCCATGAGGAAGTAGGTCGTCTGAAGATCACTTCCATGCACTGCAACCACATAGGTCTTTGCGTTGTAATAAAATGCTTTTGATGCCAGACCGACGGATCTTTTTAAAACAGACGCCGATCCAAGAGACGATGCGCTCACATCATAAGTTCGTGTTTTAACAAAATGGTTATAGTCTGCCGTCGCATTCATCTCATAAATGCAGACGATGTCGGTGCCGTCCGTGGACAGAGTTACACGAGGAATCACCGTGCTTCCGGATTCTATGGTCTCGGTGTCAACTGCCGTCAGGTCAAAGATCATCCTGGTCAGCTTCAGACCGACACTTCCTGCATCCGTTGAATAGGCAACAAAAATATCCTCGTCGTTGTTTGGATCTTTAAAAATGGCTAGTGAGTCTTTTGGATCTGACGAGATGGTTGCCGGTGAACTGTATCCATTTGCTGGACCTCCGACAGTTCCTTCAGAAGATATGTAAGCAACTTGGACTTGGCTGCTTGAATTACGATAGGCAAAAATGGCGTCCTTCTGGTTGTACTTTGCAACATCAAGTTGCTGACCAGATGTGGCTGCATTGGACGCCAATTGCACGGCAGAGGCAAAAATTGTTGGATCAGTATTGTCTAGTAGTCGAATGTCAATGTCGTCGTCAGAATCCTCCACATAAACCACACCGAGTCTGCCATCTAGTTCCACACACCTCGGCAATTTGCCGGTTGCAGATATGCTTGTATTGTTCTGAATCATGGCACCAGAGACCGCATCAACAACTGAGGCACGGACTCCGCCTTGTGTATCCTCCCACGCCGTCAAAAACAGACCGTTGCCATAAGCAACATCCGGCTGGCTTTGTTCAAAGTCATTGCGGATTAAATCCGTTGAGCCAATGGTGACCGACAAAGATCCACCTTTATCTATCCACTCATTTCGTCCGGAAGAATAGGAATATAGATTGGAATTAGAGAAAAGCAGAAGCTCATCCTGAAAACGTGTAAGTGCGTCGCCGGATGAGATCGTTGATCCGCCTGAAATCTGCCTGCCTAGTTTAGAATAGCCTTTGCGTTTTGTGATTGTACTGCCGGAAGTAAATACACCGTTTTCAAGCTCAGTCAATGAACTTGGAAGGACCATTTTTTGATCCGTCTTGGTGTCAATTCCTCCGCTTAAATCAACCGGAACAAACGCTTTTTCTAAAGCCATTGCTATTTTTTATTCGCAACTTTTAATTCAGGCTTTTGCTCTTCTTGTTGTTGAATTAATAAAATCTCTTCCATACCGAGAAGCCGGTGCAACCGTGCTTCTATTTGTGGCACTTTTGCCAGTTCATTTTTTGTCTGATTTATTTCTTTTTGGATCTCTTCAAGTGTCATTTATGCTCCTTCTAGTGCAGTTACTTTTGCTGAGAGTTCTTTAACTGCTTCGACTAAAATTGGGATAAGCCCAGACATAGTAACAGATTTAGAGTACTCATCCGTTTCTCCTTTTTCATTACTTAACGCACCATCTTCATCAACTTTTAAATTCCCATCTTTATCAAATACTCTAATGCCAGTATCATTATTTACTAACTCTGGAAGTATCGACTCAACTTCTTGTGCGATTAAACCATAATTAGTGCCACTTGGCATTGACGCTTCCTCTTTCCAATTAAAGGTTCGTCCTTTAACTGCTTTAATCTTCTCAAGTGCATCAGTTACAGGTTTTATATTTTCTTTTAGTCGTTCATCTGAAATATCTGCTGAACCTGATCCTGAAAAAGTCCCATCGTGTGAAATAGAAAATCTTACTGCTAAAGTTCCAGACTCGTTTCTATTTCTCCAATTTAGTTTAGCACCATCATTATTTCCCCCGCTTTTAGCACAAGTAAACTCGCCAACTAAAGCGTCTGATCGTCCAGTATTACGAAACACTACTGAACCAATACCATAATCGTTAACGATAGTGTCTCCTGTCAACATAAGTTGAGCCATTGTGCCGTCATGGACACCATTCTTTTTACTCTCAACTTTTAAAACAGTTGAACCGCCCACACTTTCTTCCGATGCTACATGAAGTGGGTAGTCTGGTGATGTTTCTCCGACACCAAGTTTTCCACCATTAAAATAGCTGTCACCATTAGCATGTAATCGAACTTTTTCTGCATTACCAGAATACATCTGCTGAATAGCAGTCTGGCTAGTAGTTTCACCTAATTGAAATAATCTATTGGTGTTTGAATTCGCCTCAATACTAATGCCACCATCGTTTGCATTATCTGCTTTACTTTTTACATCCAATTTTGCTGCAGGAGTTTTGCCAATCCCAACATTTCCAGACTCCGTCATTATTATTCTTGCATTACTCGATAAGTCAGCATAAGAATTTGCAATGACGAAATTATCGGAATCGGAGTTATCCATTCCCATAGACCAATTCGTATTCCGATTATTGAAAATGACCATCGGATCACCAGCGGAAGATCCGCCAACAGAAACAAATAATGCGGAATGCGATGCCGCATTGGTGTTGTCTTCATTATCAATCTTTAAAGTAGTCTGCGTCCCTGCTGTATTTTGTTGAACTTCAACGAGTTCACTAGGTGCTGCTGTTCCTATTCCAATCCGATTATTTGAGGCATCGATTGACAACGTGTTACTGTCAAAATTTAAGGCATCGACTGCACCGTTTAAAGTTACGTCAACCGTCTGATTAGATAGGTCTAAAACTCCTGCATTAAGGTTGATGGCAACTCCACTACTGATCGTTAGATCAGTATTATCAGATTCTATTTTTTCTCCGCCATCACCTAATACTAAACCAACATTTACTGGTATCACTACATCAGTAGTTGCGCTTAGATTTAATAGAGCAGAAGAACTAATTGTTAAATCCGTCCCGTCTCCTTCTATTTTTTCCCCGTCATCTCCAAAAACTAAACCAACATTATTTGGAAGATTTACGTCTGAAGTTGCAGTCAAATTAATGTCTGCACCAGATGTCAGAGTCAGGTCAGTGTTATCTCCTTCAATCTTTTCACCAGTGCCAAATGTAATTCCAACATTGGCAGGAACAACAACGTCCGTGGTTGCGGTCAGATTTAAAGCTCCACCAGATGCAACTGTCAGGTCAGTTCCATCTCCGACAATGTATTCACCTCCTTTGTCAAAGAAGTAGAGGCGCCGGTCATCTGCCATTCTGACAACCTCATTGCCGTCATACTGTTTAAAAATCGTGTCCTTGGCGTCTACTTCATTCTCGATGACTAGATCAGAAGAAGAGTTGCTAATCTTGCCGATTGCAATTCCATTGTCCTTAAAGGTCAGGACTCCAGAGTTTGAGTCCAAATTGATGTCACCTTCAGCATCCAATGTGATTGTGTTAGATCCGCCGGTGGCAGCAATGGAGATGTTTCCGCCGTATGAGGTGGATGAGGTAAGCATTTGACCGGTTTCATCTGGCACCGTGATGTTGTTGGAACCTTCTGAAGAGCCGGTGTATTTTAAAATGACATAGGCATTTGATCCGCTACTGCCGTCGTACTTGTAGAGCAGGATGTCTCCATGCGCCATCTTTGAGCCGGTGAATGGAGTCTTTGTGGTATCAAACTCAAACCGGTAGATGCCTGAACCATAAAGCACTTGTGCGTCTGTGCCGGTCATTCCATCGATTGATCCGCCGGTTGTTTTGACAACGTCGGCATTGGTTATTTGAACTGCCTGTCCTGAACCATTGTACCAGTAGAGGTTTCCGCCAGACTGATAGATAGAATAATTAGTACCGGAGCCGGTTGCGCTTGAATCTAAAGTCAGC